TCTCGTCTTCCCATACAGCTTCCTCTTTTTTGAGCTCCTCGATAATAGCGGCAAAGTCGTTGTCAGAGTCGAACCACGCATGAAGACTACCAGCACTTTGAACTTCAGCATCTATCTCCTTCTCAAGAGCCTTCAATTCTTCATCAGTCGGCTCCGGAGGCTCAAGCTTTTCATCCTGCAAAGCGATTAGCTCTTCTTCAACTTCAGTTACCTTTTTTCTGGCTTGTTTGGGAGCTGCTTCTGGAAGCCCTTCACTCCCTTCGACCGGTTGCTGTTGTAGATCTTTGCTGCCTTGGTCTTTGCTTGCTTTAGAGGCAATCCTTCTTCGAGGAACTCGTTCCTCAGTGACTCGTACGCTTTTGGCATCTGTCTCACCTCCTACTGTTGGTACTGTCTTCCCAGTTAGCAAGTCTGCGACTGGTGTCTCACTTACTGCAGATTCGAGAGAGGTAGCAGACTCAACTAATTTCCTTGCATCATCTAACTTAGGAGACATCCCTAATGACTGTCCTTCGTTATTAACAGCTTCATAAAGAACCTTATTTTTCTCATTAACTCTCTCTACTATTGCCCCATTCTTATGTATTAATATAGGTTCTCCAGGCATAGCTCCCACGTCTGCTTCCCACTCCTCTGTCGGTCTAACAGGCGCTTTGGAGGATACCTCCTCTATTGGTTCTGGACGAAGTAGTGTAGGCTCAGAGGTAACAGGCGTCATCTTTACGCCTTCTGTAGATGTAGCTTCCTTAAGTAGCCCTCTCTTATCCATAACCTCAAGAGCATATGTTATAGCTATGCCCTTATTCTTGTATTGAGTAGCAAGCTGATTGTAAGCGTCATTGAACTGAGCTACATCAGTTACCATAAGCCTTGTTGACATAAGCGTATCTTGCAGACGTTTACCTCTTGGCTCTTTTTCACCAATTAGCATTTTAGCTAACTCAAATGCTTTATCGTTTACTCCAAGGACTTCCTCTCCATCTACTATAGGAGCAGTGGCTACTACCTTATTACCAGCTGCGAACTTTGGGGGCTCCTTCCCAGGGAATAACTCTATTACCTTAGCTGAAGGCGTAGCTGAAGGTATAGTAGCCCCCTCTGTGGTCACCTCAAGAGGTTTGACACCTATGCTGGTCACCTCTGGTGCCTCTGGCGAGGGAGCTACCTTTATCGGCTTCTCAACTTTTGAAACAGGCGCAGCTTTAGCCTTTGCCTCAGCTGCCTCCTTAGCTGCTGCCTCTTTCTTTGCAACATTAATCTCGTTGATAATATTTACCTGATTCTCAGCTGCAGTTGTAGGAGGCTCTTCAACAGGCTCTTCTCTATATGGCTTTGTAGTAGCACGAGCCTTAGCACGCTTGGTAGCCACCTTTATATCTCGAACTGAAAGTCCTCTCACTCTCTCTGTAATAGCATCAGCAGCATTCCTAGCCTGTTGAGGAGTGAGTCCACTATCCCTATTCTCTTTATAAAGTAGGTCAGTCAGACTGTTAGACAGGTCTCTGAGTGGGCCTGCCTTTATTGCTTTAGCTGCACCTATAAGTGCCTCTCCAGCACCACCTGCAACAGCACCAATAGCCATACCTTCAAATATAGAAGGAAGGCCTCCCATAGCTCCTCCTACTATACCACCAGTTATTGTCTGAATACCGATTTTAGTAGCAGCATCTATTATATGCTGACTAGCCGGTATTACCCTTGAGCCAGTTTCGAATATCTTCTCAGCAACTGGTGCAAGCCCTTTACCACCTGGAGATATTACTCTTGCTGCCTTCTCTACACCCTTAGTAACACCGCCTGATATAGCTTTCCAAGGCCCACTAATACCCTTTATCTCAGCACCAGTCCTAAGAACATTAGTCAAGCCTGCTCCGACTGGATTTTCTCTTTCCCACGGCTGTATCTTTGTACCGCCTACATCTACAGCCCCCTCAGTATCTCCAGCAACACCAGATACCATCTCTCCCAACGTCTTAGCAGGATACCTATACCTATCCCCTATACCAAAGGGAAGACCAACAGTACCTTCAAATGGATTAAAGGCTCCAAGCGTTACACCAGTGGCAATACCGCCACCTATAGCAGCTGCTGTTGCTGGGATTGCTGTCCTAGCAGCCTTAACAATGCCAGCTATTCTTGGATTCTCTATCTCCCAATCTGACAGCTCTGTTCCACCTACATTTGTCCCTGTATCTTCCTTAATCTCACCTCTAAGTGCAGAGGAAGATACCCCTGCCACTGCAGCCGCTGTTAAGTCTGTGGCATGCTTTACCTTATCATAGATGTCAGTAGGAATCGGCTCAGCAGACTCTTCTTCAACAGGTGGATTTAGTCCGAGCTGTGCAAAGACATTCATATGAGCTTTGTTAATAGCCTCTGCCATAGTATAGATATGGCTTGGTATAGGCTGTCCAATCTCTTCATCAGGTATAGGTGTATCAGCCATCATTTACCTCCGCCAGGAACTGATATCTTAAACTGTATATTCTTCCCATCCCAGTATACCTCAACAGGTCCAGTCTTCAGTGGGAATGTATAGTTTCCAGGTTTCTCCCCTTTAAGCTTTGCCTCAAACTCTGGCCTCTTGTTCTCCAGATACCTTGCTCTATTCTCAGCATTTGCTCTATCAAAATCAGTGTTGCTAGGTATCGTATCTACAGTCGGCTTGGCACTTGAAGCCCCAGGCAACATCTCCTTTGCAGGAGGATTTGGGTTGTCTATGAAGAGGCGATAGTTAGACCACTTACCTGTCTTACCTTTAGAGGCTGCATAGGCATCTTTCAGCTTCAGGAACTTTTCCTTAGTAGCAGGAGACATAGAGCCATACAAAGCACTTGATGCAGAAGCTGCCTTAGTTGGGTCCTGAAGGTCAAGAAACAGCTGACCAAGTTTCTGTCTGCCCTCTTTCTCCTTACCTTTTCCAAGACTTGTAATATAGTCTGTCTCAACATCTTTCCTTATGTCTCCAAAGGCAAGGTTACCAGCATCTGTATTAATCCAGCCTTTATCGCCTGCATTATCATCCTTAGGCTGCTCAGCAATCTTCTTACCTTTCTTATACAGTCCAGACCCTGGAGTAAGCACATTTGTTTTAACGTCTTCCTTATACTGCTCAAGGCCATACTTTGCCAACTCAGTCATACCAGTCTTATGGTCAGCACTTATGATAGACGATATTGCAGCTGGATTAAGTCCCATAGCCTTAAGCTGCTCTACCGTCATAGGATTACTTCTCCAAGTATCCCATGTCTCTCTTGTCTTAGCTGCAGCAGCTGCCTCTTGTGCAAGCTTCTTGGCAGTGTCTTCATAGTAAGTAGCATGAGCCTCTTTCAACCTCTTCTCAGTAGGCATCATATCAAGAGCTGCCTTTGCAGTGATAAGGTGAGCAAGTGATGTTATCTTCTGTACTTCTCTTGTCTGTGCATCACCAGATATCTTGGCAGTATCACCATAGGCCTTCTGTAACTCGGAAGCGTCTAGACCCACAGCCCCCGAGCTACTTAAACCAGGCTGAGAGGTCGTAGAAGGGCCCAAGCTACTCCCCTTCGATTCTGTTCCTGTCCCTGTCCCAACGCCTCCAGGCCCCGCACCACCTCCGGCTGCTGCCTTAAGGTAAGGACCAAGCATCTTCTTCATAGCTTCATTCATCTGAAGCCCTTTGCCAACGTCAGCAGTCATCTGACCAAACTGACCCATTGGAGTGTTCTTTCCAGACAGTATTGAGCCAGTCCTAGCCAATACTGACATCCAGCCTGGATTCTTGAAAAACTCTTCCACCTGTCCCATTCCAGTCTTAGGTGCCACTGATTCTGACGATACAGGTGCTGGTGGTAATGCTGAGTTAGGGTCTACAATCCCCTCTCCAGGAGTGCCCTCCTGAGGAGTGCCTCCCTGCATACCAGAAAACATCTGACTCATAAGCTGTCCCCACTCGTCTGGTGTGTCTCCGCCTACAAAGTATCCCATTGTATCCTCCTCTGTTCATTAATGAACATAGCATTTATAAAAAGGCACCTGCTGCACCGCCTAGTATCGCTCCTATCCCAGCTCCCATCATTGGATTAGCAGGCATTACCATAGCTCCCATAGCTGCCCCTGACATAGCACCACCAAGGACAGATGATGATGTAGATGGCTTCCTGCCACCCTCAGTTGTATGAGTACCACCTCCGATACCAGCTAACAGATTGGCGCCATGCTGATACAGTTCAAGAGGCCACTTCGCATCAGCAACATCTATACGAAGGTTCTCATCAGCTTCTTCCTTCTTTGCAACAATGCCTACACGAAGCATCTCAAGAGTCATGGTTGTAAGAGCCCGCTTGAACTCAACTCCTTTTATATAGATATCAGCCGTTATAAGAGCAAGCTGACGGTATCCGTCTATGCCCTTCAAGTGCCCATCAAGCATGCCAGTAGCTGCCTGAAATGATACTTGATTCCTGTGCTCTTTCCAAGCATTGTTCAGCTCCCACGCCTTTAGCCTTATATCAGCCGTATACTTTGCAATCTGGGCATCCCTCTCGCTGTATATCAACGCTTTGCCAATAACAAAGGCGCTAGACATAACAGCGTTGATATTCTGCATCCCTGACTCAAACCTCGCCACACTTTTCGAGTCTACATCGTTTGTTAAGATAGCGCTGAAAGCAGACACATCAGCCAATATCTCAACCTCTGATATAGACGTAGTCTCTAGTTGAGCCTGTGCAATGTCTACAAATGTTCCCCAGCTAGTCCCTACATTCAGCCCTTCGACCTGTAGTTCATAGCCATGCACAGCATCCTTCAATGCTGTGATATCTAGGTAGTCAGTACACATCTCTGCTATAACACCAGCAAAACTATCAAGGGCAGCAAGCATAGCGTTAAGCCAATCGTCTGGGTCATAAGCACTTACACCTGTGTAAGGACTATCTGCATGAGCAGCAAGTATGTCAGCCGCTAGTGCAGCTAACCATGTCTCATGCTGAGCCTGCATATATGCAGGATAGCTAACAGCTCCAGAACTTCCTCCGCCTCCGCCTCCTGAATCTCCGCCTCCGCTCATATCATACCTCCCACATTATATAGTGTGTATCAGTATCTGCTCCTATATGCTTTAGAAGAGCAAGAAGTGACCTTACTTTTGTTAGAGCAGTTACCCTCTTACAATCATTAGCCTGAGCATACTTCTTTAGTAGGTCAACAGCTTGCATCCATAAGCCCTCTGAATACTCTCCAAAGGCAAATATAGAGTAGATAAACATTGTCTTAAACTCTACTCCTATAGCCTTATCAAAGGTAACAGTCATTATGCCTCTTATAGACACATCCATCTCTTCATCAATTCCGAAGAATGTGAGTAAATCCATCCTACCATCTAACAATGCTTCTAGGATAAGATACATCCTATCCTGTGTATCAAAGCAGATAGGTGGTAGCGATGCCTCAATAGTTGGTTTCAAACTCTCCCAATGGTCAGCTATTTGATTGGGCAGCAGTTTGAGGAGTCGCAGTTGCATAGGTCCCCCTTATCATTCGTTTATCGGACTGTTTCCACCTGATATCTGCATAATCAAGTGAACAGCCTATATAGCTACTTGCCTTTATAACGAGCCTGAACTCTACAGCACTGACTATTGGAAATACAAAGCCATTTGCATTTACAGCCTTGAAAGCACTTCGTGTAAATGCACTTGTTGTATTATACCTATAGTCAACAGCTACCTCTAAAGTTGCGCCCAATGCGCTAGGCCATGTCATACCTAACTCAACACCTGTAATTGTCTTAACACCTCGATTACCAAAGTCTATGGTATCTGTGACAGCTACAAACGTTGTGTCAGCTGATTGCCCTCTTACACCTATCAAGCCTCCTGATACAAACTCAAGAGACGTTGGATTCTCAAATATCCACGTCAGACCACCCTGTGATAGCAGGTATGTGTTTGAGCCATCTGTGAAGTAGAACTCCTTCTGATTAGAGTCAAAGCTACCAACAATATTAGCCATTGTCATAGCACTGAAGAACTCCTGATAACCAAGCTCCTTCATCACAAGGTCTTCGCCTATCTGCCATGCTGTGCCACCTTCGTCTATAAAGACATGCATAGTATCATCACCTGCAACTGCATGAGCGCTAGCAATACCAAAGTTAGCAATCTCCTTCCTCCCAAACACAGGAATATATGATAAGGCATATTCTGACTCCTTAATCATGGCTGTTATACCACAGGAGCCATATACCATGATAGCCTTTCCCAGCGGCTTAACCATATATACAGAGCCTTGCTTCCTCCATAGCATTGGCATCATGCCAGCTGATGGTGATACACCTGTATATGCCAAGACAGTTGCCAGTGTCCCAGTGCCTATCTGGCTGTAGAACACTTGATGGTCTCTACTTGTAGATATGCCACCTACAACAAGCTGCCCTCTAAAGTTACATACTGTCCTTGCAGTCCATGTCTCAGCTGATATAGAGAAGACACCTGTGCTATAGTTACGCTCAATCAACTTGGTGCCGTTAGTCCATACCTGCCACGCACCAAAGTCTGCAACATGAAACAGTCTACTTCCTGTGATACCTGTCAACTGAGACGTCAGACTCCAGTCTGTATTAACCAAGTATACCTTATCAGCTACCGCAATATACCTAGCTGGCATTGTAGGAATGAGTTGGGGAAACGGGTGGCTGAGGGTAGGCAGCGCCACGAAGGGAGATGTTATGGAGGTATACTCTTCTAGCCCGCTTCGCCCAACTTTCGCATTGAGACACTGTGTCAATACCTGTGTATTCCTAGGAACTTTGGCATACTTTCTCAAGCCTATAGAGAATCCCTCAAATCGTGAAGACACTTCTCTCATGACTTATACCTCCGATGCCAGTGCTTCGATAGTCTCATCTTCAGCCTTCTCAAGTCCTGCCAATACCATACTCTTTACATTGGCTTCCTTCTGCTCTATCTCAAGAAGTAAGGAGAACCATATATCACTAATTGTGACTATGGTAGTACCGTCACCTTTCTCTCCATATAAGGTAACCTTATCTCCTACTTCTACAGAGACATCAAGGTTAACCTGGCTAAGGCCTTTTCTCAGCTTTACACTCCTGATTGTTTCTATCCCCTTTGATATAAAAGACACCCTTACGCTGGCTATCTTCTCAACCCCTTTTGGAACATCCATCTTGCCTATACTTATAACAAGACGTCTAACGATTCCCTTAAGAGGAAACATAAACCTTAGTATATCTCCTCCTTCAGGAACTTCAGCTGCATACGATGAAATAGGCAACGGAGGCATCACTACTGTGGCTGAATGATTCAAGTGACGATGCATCCTTGTCATAGCCTTATCTATGCTATCCAGCTGCTCTGTAACCGTATTACCTTTTATAATACGTCTCTCACGTCTGTTAAGTCTGTCAGCCATGTTAGCCCTCCATTTGTCCGCTAGATTGATAAACCTCTTCCTCAATCTTATCTTTGATAGTCTCGTTAATATCTCCCATAATAGCGTTCATCCAGTCTTTTGCACCCTCTGTATTTCGATAGGAGACCTCAAGCATATAAAGAGCTGCCCATGCTAGTACAAATGGATAGTTCTCAGTCCAGAAGCTCTTTGTTACGTTTGTTGCATCAAGAGGTATGCTGAAGAACTTCCCAAATATCTCGAGAGTGTAGTCTCCATCAGCTGGAGGCATCCAGATAATACCATCAAGCTCTTGCCAAGCTCCATCATACACTATACCCTCAGAAATCTGTGACTGATGAAAGCTGGATGGCACTAACGTCTCAGGAGTAGCAGCTGCTCCTCCCAACGGCCTGATAATGGTAGGAGCAAAGTACTCAGGCTTCGAAGGAGTTATATTCGATGACTTATCAGGATAAGTAGTTCGTAACCAGTTAAGAGAAACAGGTATAAGCTGATATTTTGCCTCTTCAGCATTTACCCATACTTCCTCAACTGCCCTACAATACTTGAATGATTTAGATATATCACCTGAGTGAATATCAATAACCATCTTCGCCTTAATCTTCCCTTCTGTCAGCAGTCTGTCAAGCAACTTCTGCCCAGCGTTGATATAGCTATCAAAGCCAGACCCAGTCAAATCAGCCCTGCCGCTAAACTGTAGACATAATGCTTCTATATCTGTAAGTGCCATATAACACCGCCTCTGTTCATTAATGAACATAGAGGGGAGGGATTAACCTCCCCAATATGTCAGATCTCTTTGTTACACAGCGTTGGCACAGCCAACACCATCAAGATACATGAAAGTATCAGGGTGATGCAGCTCGAGGCCCATCTCAGTGAGATACTCCTCATCTGTACCATCTTTTCTTGCTCCGTATGTTGCACCGGCTGTTGCTACACCGCCAGGAGCCTGAGCGCCTGTCTGCGACATTCCGTAGAAGATCGTATCAGTGATGTAGCGATACTTCAAGTTCTCGGCATCCATAAGAAGCATGCCATAGCGGGTGCTTGATTCCTGGCTCATCAGAGGATGAGTCTTCAGGTAGATTGTCCCAAACGGGGTAACCCACTCAGTTACCTTGATACCATATGAGACTGTCTTTGTGGTCAGCTCAAAGTGAGAGTTTGCTCTCACAAGCTGATTGATACCAAGAAGAGCCCCGCTTCCGCAGAATGCAAGTCTTTCAGGCCTGCCGTATCTGAAGAGCTGCTCATACATAGTATCAAACCATGCTTCGCCAGCGTCTGCATCTGCCCAGGCCTTACCACTGTAGGTGGAATTTATCCTGAAGTCAGATACGTTTGTAGGAACGTGTGTCCTGAGGAAGTACAGAAGGCCTGCAGTTGTTCTTTCAGGCTTTCCACCGTCTCCGGTGCCCTCAGTCGGGATGCTGAAGATAAGGGACTTTTCCATCTCGATACCGTGCATCTCGAGAGCCTCTTTCTTCATCCGCTTGTACTGGTCTCCGGTTCTCAGCCTGGTCTCACGCGCTGTCCTTGTGATACTGAGGGGAGTCCGAAAGATCTGGGTGTAGTTGCTGTACTTTGTCGGCATATAGCTGATTGCGTTGGGCATTGTTGCACCCTCCTCGTTGATATTGCCTATCACGAGGATTCTGTCAGCGTTTGCCAGGGTCTTGCTCTGTGTGCTGTTGTCGTCAGCTTCCAGCAACTTGATGGTCAGATAGCTGCTCGCACCATTATCTGTCCTTGCTGTTACCTTTGCAACAACATCTAGGGTTGTATCAGTAGAGCACCTCAGGAGAATCTGGTGACCTACCCTGAACTCTTCGATTGTTGCAAGAGCCATCTGAACATACAGAGTTGCTGCAGCTGCTCCACCAGATACATACGGTGTGCTAAGGACATCTGTAAAGATGCCTGTTATAGCGCCGGACTGTGTCGGGAGCTTCTGTGTCCACCAATTGAACTCTGGGTCTGTTACTTTCTCTTCGCCCATCTTACTCATCATTGCAGTAAGAGGAGCCATGCCGTTGGGATAGAGATACAGGATAGTCTCTCTCCACGACTTCGGGCGCTCATCGGTAGCCCAATCACCGTTGCCTCTCATTCCCATAAAAGCCACTGTTGAAGTCATAACGTGTTCCTCCTGTTAGTTTTGTCACCTCAGTATAACGCTGAGGTGCCGTATTTTCTTATATCAAATCTCACTATTTAATAACCAGTAGGCCTCCCTCAACGACCTTTGTATATAGCGAGATGTGTGACTCCGTAAGCTTCTTGGACTCATTCAACTTCTTCAGCTCATCTTGGATATGCTTCAGGAGAATCTGCCCAATGTCAAAGTTAGGCATACCTTTCTCTGCATAGTACAGGTCCTCTTTCTTATCATCCCAAGCTGTCATTTCACCTTGGGGAGTTGGTATCTGCTTTACCTCAAACAGTAGTAACTCCGCTTCGGTGAGTCCTAATTTAAGCTTCGCCTCCATAACAAGTTTAATGGTTGTGATATCTGCTTCTCTCGGAAGCAGTTGCATAACCATAAACCTCTCCTTAACATTCAGTTGCATAGGTTAAACCTCCTCTGGTTTTTCGTCTATAGGCGGTCTGCCATCATCTGGCTTTACCGTCTTTACAGGTTTTTCTTTTGCCACATTACACCTCCTCGACATACATAGTTAAGCTGACATCCCAGGCCTTTCCGTTTGGGATAGTCTCTTCAATCAAGTCTACCCACTCTTCACCATGGGACTTCGTTTGAACCCTGATCTTGCCCTTCTCTGCTAAGGATACCTTCTGATTTCCTTGCAGATAAGTTCTTGCTGGTATGTCTTTCCGCTCAAGCTCCATAGTACCTCCTATGAGGCCATCTCGATATAAATCCAGCCTGGGGCTCCATCAACTGTTACGAGCAGCTTTCTGTAGTGAGCATAGGCAACATCGGCATCTGTCTTAGCGCTTATCATAGTTGCACAGTTAACGAAGTGAGCAAACTCTGAAATCCTGTCGCTGGCATCTACATAGATTGCCTGATTCAGCGTTCCACCCGCGCCATTGGTCATGAGCAGCAACTGGCTTTCACCAGAGCTTGGGACCTGTGTTACCTGGGAATCAGCCCAGATTGCTGACATATACTTACACGCTGTCAGCGTTCCACCTGTCATAGAGCCAAGACCACCATAAACTCCCGTTACCGTTACTGCTGTTCCGTTCAGTACCCCAGCTACGTTTACAGAGCCGAGGATGCCTGAAATCCAGCTGGCTGCTGCTGATGTTCCAGACAGCGTTATTCCTGAGTCCAGATATGCCACGCCTATAATCGAGCGCATGACACCTGTTCCACTTGCCGACATGTGATAGTGAGCTGCGATTCCATCCATCGTACCTGATGTACTTACGAACTCACCCTTGAACTCGTTGCCCCACTCGGTTGTGTTCAAGTGGGTATGAATCTTAAGACCGGTTCCACCAGCTGCTGGGTGGGAGTCCATAGTTACTCCGGTATTAGCGATTATCCTAATACCCATAGCAACAGCCCCGCTTGCAATCAGCAGACCGTAGTTCCATGTTGTCCTGGCTGTGCCATCTGACCAGTTTGTCGTATCATACTTCCCAACAAAGAGACCAGCTGTCTTACCAGTCTGTGTCAACGTTGCCCTAAAGTCAGAGATAGCTGCCACACCAGCTAACACATGGTTAGTGTCAACTGTTATAGCGCCACTCGTTGCGACTGTAAAGGCGCCGCTTGCTGATACACCATAGCCACCAAGTGTAAGCGTGGCTGCGCTTCTTACGATCTCAAGCCGACCATGTACTGCGGCAACCTGCTCGGTGTTCCACTTGCCATCATAGGACTTAAGCTGTCCCATCAGGCCCCAGGCTCTTATATGACCACCTGTGTTATCTTTGGTAATCAAGAACCTTGATAACGTACCTCTTACGTCAGGGACTGAGCCCGTACCTGTAAGAGCTACACCGTTATCATCAGCATACACCCTAAACGCAGCTGTTCTTGTTCTGGTAATGCCTATGCCATTTCCTTGCGCTGCAGAGGCAAATTTACCAAGCTGCGTTGGATAGGTAGGTAACACGCCGCTTCTGAGAAACTGATTCAACCTTCCGTCAATGTTCATCCTACTCCCTCCTATTCGATAAGATCTTTTATGTCCGCCTCAAGTGGCGTCATATCTGGCACCTTTGCTACTGGTACTCTGGCACCAGCTCCTTTAACAAATGCAGGCCTTTCGCGCTGCTCTTCTTTCTTCACCTCCTTTTGTTTAGCTTTCCCCTTCGCTGCTAGCCGAGCTCTGGCCTCAGTGTCAAGCTTTCCAGGCTTGCCGTCTGTCCCAAAGAGATCATCCAGCTTAAGCGAAGGGTCTTTCCCTATCATATCGTTGATAACTTCACCAACGAACTTAGCATGCTCCTTAAGGTCCTTGTTTCGATTCCAGAACTCTATCGACTTGGCATATACCAAGACCTGGTTCCTTACAACCTTATCGATCACTTTAGGCATAGCCACTAATACAGTCTCGATTGACTTAGCCATAACCTTCTGAAGTACCTTGTTCATTGCCTCTTTCTTTTCGAAGGCATCATCAAACTCCTTATCATCAGCTATGAAATCAACTGCCAGCTGCTCTGGAGTTACAGCAGGGACTTCCGGCTCTTCTGGCTCTTCACCCTTCGCTGGAACTGCCTTCAGCTTCTCATTCTCCTCTTTCAGTCGAGCTATCTCTGCATCTTTCTCATCCAGGGGCGGCTCTTCCTCATCTGGTGCAGGAGGCTCATCTCCCTTAGGAGTGCCATCTGCAGCTTTCTCATCTGGCTTTTTGTCATCTGCTTTCTTAGGAGCTGCCTTATCATCCTCCTTCGCAGCCTTAACAACAGTCTCACCAGTAGATTGACCGACCTCACTGAGAAAATCGATATCTCCACCAGCATCTGGTATAACTGCTCCTGTTCCTTCACCTGCTCCCTCAGCAGGTAGTCCTGTTCCTTCACCCTCATTTGCCATCTCTTTCTTCCTCCTCCTTAGTATATTCCTCCCAGTTTTCTACTATAACCTCTGCAAGTTCGGCTGCATACCTAAGCTCTTCAGCCCTTCCTTTGTTTACCAAGTCAATCATCGCCTGCTCTGTTGCACTAAGACCAGGGATTACTTTCTCAAGGTCATCTCTAACAATACTTAATCTCGATAGCAGAAGGACCTTGATATCTTTGTATACTAAGGACCTAACAAAGTCCTCAAACTGCACCTTGGTTGCCTGCATTAGCCCCTCCTATAGGAACTATGTTGCCTGCCTTAAGCTGGTCCTCAACATCTGCATCAGGCGTTACAACTGGTTTGATTTTGACCTTGTTCTCAAAGTCATCTATATTCCTTGCACCAGCCATTCTACCTATATGCTTAAAGACCCTAACAAGGTCGAACTGAGCTCCAACCCAAGGCTGCGTAGCCATTATCTGAAATAAGTCCTTCCAAGTGTCAATAAACTCGCCGGTATTGATAGTGCCATCGCCAACTTCAATATCAGTGTCAACTAATATATCTTTTATGTTGACTAAGGCCCTCTCACCGTACTCCTTCTGTAGAATCTCCTGATACCTTCCAACTGTCCTTACAAACATCTCAGTAGACATAAGCTGCTGAGTATGCTTAGCGAACATATAACCAACATCGTGCATGAACATCAGACTCGTAATACGAGCCATTTTTGCCAGCCTACTAATGGCTGACATTCTCGTATCCCTTGCCTCAGTAGCACTACGCCTCTCAGAAGAATGCCTCATTATACCTTGAAGGCTATCAACAGCGCCTGTTACCCTAGACATAACATCCATAACGAATGTTGCATCTGAGATGTTTGTCCGAGTAACATCATTCACCTCAAGCTGCTTTGCTACATTCTCGACGCCTCTTCCCCAGGCACTCCTCCTCAGTCGAATAAGCTTCCCAGGAGCTGGATTCTCAAAGTCAGCTATATTCACTAAGAATGGGTCAACTATGAACATATCGTTGACTGCTTTCCTTACGTTAGTGACATGGCTTGTAAATAGGAAGTCTACAACCTCCTGCAAGCCAAATGTCATCTCCACCTTACTTATCGGTGTAAGGCTATAACCATCAAACTCAGGTGCGTTGATACATATAGGAAACATATCATGGTCTAGGTTCACTGGCTTCGCAACAACTACAATCTCATCGCCAGCTACCCCAAACAGCCACTTCACTGGATATCTCTCAGGACCGAGCTTCCATTCCTCATCAGATGGCACAATCTTCATGAACATATAAGTTATATCAATAGGATTAGTATCTGACGTAGCTTCATCCCTTCCACCACCTCCATACTTCTTCTCCCTATTGCTAGGGTCTGTCTTATATAGCATATCTGAGCGAGCATTAGCATTCTTTAGGTAGCCGACATTGAACATATCTCCACCGCTCATGCCTTCCTCTTCATACAGAGTCATGAAGTTTGACCTCTGTATATAGCCCACAAACTCACCTCTCTGCACATCTTGTATTGGCACAGAAGGGTCTGGAAGGTAGAGATAAGGGTCAATATTCAGTAGCTCATTACCTTCATACAACAGGCTGTCCAACTTTGCGATAGTTCCGTCTACTGGATTCGGCCTTCTCATCCAGCCCCACTTTTCAGCCCAGCTAGGACTTCCAACCCCAAAGCCGTATGCTAAGGCATCCCTGAAGTTAGTATGAAGAGACAGCCCAACTCTGAATCGATTACAGTGAATCTCGATTATCTTCTCAAGAAGAGCAGCTCCTATAACATCTTCATCTCCAACACCTTCATACTTAAAGTATGGTAGCTCAAGGAAAGCGGTTACCATATAAGTGATGAGGGTCTCAAGTGTGGCATAGCTATAAGGAACCACAACTGCAACAGGCTTCCTAACGTCATTTGCCTTGATAAGCGTCTCTTTCTCATCCAACGTAATATAAGAGGTAAGCTTCTCATCAATAGCATTCCAGTAAGGATGCCTACGCTTCATAACGTCATAGCTTGCCTGAGCCCTTCTGTTAACTTCTTCAATAATCTTATTATGAAGAATAGAGCCAGGCTTTAAGTCCATAGCCTTGTTATTAGCATCCTTAGGATACTTATACTCTAAGTTCTTTAAGATATTGAAGCGTATAGTGCCTTTCTTATAGCCACCTGTTATATAGAGCGCCATCCTTACCTCCATTCAACCTTTACTCTTCGTTTCTGATCAGCCTTTATTTCTTCTAAGGCTTTCCCTATAAATAAGAACTTCTCCTTAAACCACTCAGTCTGCATCTTATCTTGAACTGCATATTTTTCTAACTCTGATATCTTATCACAGTTTCCTTTTATGATTACCTCACTTGCTGTAGCTCTCCTCTCAAGTTCAGCTATCCAGTGCTTCATACCATAATAGGTTCCAGGTATAGCAAAGATAGCCCCTATGATAAGAGTTATAATCCACGTAAGTAGAGCAGGTTTGTCAACTTTCCAACCAGTGTCAGATTTCAGCAGTGGACTCAATTTAGTACCTCCTTACCTTTAAATTTCTTCTCTTGCCTTCAAACTTGCTATTGCTTGTTCCCTCAATATTCTGTCCATCTCTACCCTAATCTTTCTCTCAAGTTCTTGTGCCTCTAACTCTTCCTTTGTTGGTATAGGTTCAATAGGTGGTTCTGGGATAGTAACATATACCCACTTTCCATCCCATATAATGTATTTTCCTTCTATAGATTCTGGAGGCATCTCAAAAGTAGCACAAGCTGGGAGAAGATAAGTATCTCCTCTTTTTAATGTTGCAACAGGGTCTAAGCTTGCCTCAGATTCACCTAAAAACTGTTTAGTTACTTTATCATAGTGATATATCTTCATCTTCTCTCCTAATACTTAATACAAATCATGACATAGGTGTTCTCTGGTCTTGTTTCATTTGTAGTGCTTCCTGTTGAAGGTGCACCAGTAGTAGCAGCATCAGGATGAGTAACAGTAGGAGCTTGTGTAACATACCCATAATCAGTACTATCTGAACCAGTACTTATTGAATGTGTATGCGACTTAAAAGCATTTGCCTGTTCTGTACCAACATGGTCGCCAGCGGTCATTGTAGCACCAGTAGCTGCTATCTTTGACCTTGCTGCTCTATCTGGGTCATCTGCTTGTCCATGTGCCCAAGCTCTTGGGAATCTCCCTCTAAAATCTGGTAAAGTAAAATGAGTGCCATCTGCTGTTCCATATATAGTGCCAATAGCGGTATATAAAGCAGAATAATCAGCCCTTAAAAGAGATGCGCCATTACATTCAAGATAACCAGTTGGCACTGTATCAAGTGGCCACATCATAAGACTACCAACAGGGTCGCCACCACCGCCCCCTATATCATCAAAGAATGCTAATTTTTTCCACGTAACTGCCATTTACAGAATCCTCTCGTAGATTTTTATCATCTGTTTTGATGTCTCAATTATATCGCCAGCCTCTTTCCTAACACGAGGAGCAATCTTTCCCTTCAGTATCTTAACCAGTTCTCTTGCAATCCTTCGCTGATCTCCTTCGGGAAGCCAATAATCTGCATACTCATTTCCGGTATATGAGATTATCTTTGCTCCACAAGCATTTGCTTCCATACACAGACGATTAAAATCTCCATAACGAACAAGACCGATAAAATAGTCAGTAGAGACAAACGCATTTCTCAACTGCTCGTCAGTAAAAACTCCACCAGATGTCATAGTCTTAAATCCGCAACCGTTCCTGTTTATCAGAGGATACCACCACCTATGCTGATCTGTTGGTAGGTAAACAGCATGTAAATGTGAGAGAGGTACTTCCTCCCATACCCAAGGCCAGGTTAAGAATAAGTCAAGAGGCCACTTGGAATAGTCAGCATTCTCCGCTGTAAACAGAGAAGGTATGCCAAGGTACTTACCTAAACTTTCAACTGGCTTCCAGAAATCTTTTTCAATCCCCATAGGTATGCAATCTACTATTGTATGTTTATCGCAAAGTGATTGCCATATCTTCTGGTGACGTGGGACATGGGTAACTATAGCATCTGAGTGTTGCATCCAGAACTGGATTAACTGCCAACTATCTCCAGCGCCATAGACTCCCTGAGTACCATCTTCAACGCTCTTATGAAAGACATACTCAGGAGTACCATGACAGAAGAACACGGTTTTAAGTTTCTTTTTCAACTGTGAGCGTGCTGCATCAGGAAGGTGAGTATGAATGACGTGAATATCTGCGTCAAGTATCTCCTCCCAAGTATCAGGAGCAGCAAAGTCAACAAGCCATGACTCTATTCCAAGAACGCACTCCGTCTTGGCAAAAGACTCTGCTACTCTGAACATTCCACTTCTGTTGAACATAGACCAATGGGCTACTTTCATCAATCCTCCTTATGCAGATGCCGTACAGATATACGGAGCTAGTGTAGCTGTTACAAAGCATATCTTTCCGACAACTGGAGTGAGTCCTGTCATAGCTGCTGTATCAGCAACAGTATGTATAACTAAGTTCTGCGCCTGATAACCAGCGAATGCAACTGCCGCTCCAGCAGCAGCAAGCTCATCAATGCGAATAGCATCGGCACCACCACTCTTATGCCTCGTAGCATGAGTATTTGCAACCGCACCTGCTGAAACTGCCTTAGAATCAGCCGTAGACGCATTAACGATAGCCGTACTCGCTAACACACCAGCCGATACCCCCTTAGAGTCAGCTACTACTGCCTTACTATCGGCTGTAGATGCCGCAGTTGAAGCAGAAGTTGCTTTAGAGAGAGCTGAGCTTGCATTTACAATAGCTGTAGATGCAACAACACCAGCTGAAACAGCCTTACTATCAGCTATTACAGCTTTAGAATCTGCAGTCGAGGCGTTCACAACAGCTGTACTTGCCAAAGCACCAGCTGATACTCCCTTAGAATCAGCCACGACTGCTTTTGAATCAGCTGTTGAAGCATTTAGTAAAGCTGTAGATGCAGCCGTTGATGCAACTACGGCTTTACTATCAGCGGCAGCAGCATTCACAACAGCCGTAGAGGCTGCTACTCCAGCAGATACTGCCTTACTATCAGCTACAACCGCCTTAGAATCAGCTGTTGAAGCAT